GTCCTACCATCCGATAGTAAGTTTTGGAAATGCTTTCTTGACTGCTTCTGGATTAATTTTGAGTTTCTTGTCTTTTACACGCAAAACAAGGAGCGCATCATCAGGATCAATATTCTCTAGCATTTGGATAAAGAGTTGTTCCCGTTTGAGTTGTTTAACCTGTAACCCTTCTTGGCTCGCTACAAAATAAATGAATTTACGGCATTCTTTATAAAGCCCTCCCTCATAGTCACTAGCCTTAGCCGCTGGTTTAAAGGGAGGAGCCCCTTCCGGAAGGAGCCATTTAGTATTTGGATTCATACCAAAACCAACAATGTTTTTCAAAGATGTGGAGGAATGTTTCAGGAGGAGGGCTGTCTGTTCGTCCACGGTTTTAGCGGCTTCAATACGTTCAATAATTTTTGAAAGGGCTTCAATCGCCATATTAGAAATCTCCTATTCGTGGGATGAGGCTATTTAGTCTGTGGTGCATAAAATAACTGAGCAATCCCTGCCGGGTTTTTGGGCTTGCTATTTGTACCCGCCATTCATCGAGGATGGCATTTTGCACTTTAGAAGGAATCATTTTAAAATTTATTAATGAATTATTCCGCGCATAATTCAGCACCAAATCAGCGGGAATCCCTACGGTATAGGTATCGAGTAAAGTTTTCGATAACGATTTTTGTTTTTTACCAGGAGTAATAAATGTATCATCGTCTGAAAGGATGTTAGGAATACCATCACTTTTATCGCCCCGGAAAATATGTTCTGCTAGGGCTTTATCTAGATCAGCAGGAAACATAACAAAATCTTTTAGCCGCGGAGAATATTGCCGAAAACCATTATACTGTGCCAACTGACCAAAGTCTTTATCACCAGATACACAAAGGACCGACTCACGGCCAAAGAATCCTTCCGTAGCGTTAGCAGTTAAGACAGCGATAATGTCATCAGCTTCCGCACCTTCTACTGTAAGGACCAAATATGGAGAATTCTGTTTAAATTCTTCCCTCATGGTATTGATGTTGTAGTGGCAAGCATTTGAAAAAGTATTTGAAGTGGCCCGTTTAGCTGCCCTAGCAGCTTTATATGATGGAAATAATTGTTTCCTCCAATAAGAGGCACTATCACAACATAAAATAGGATCACCATAGGTTTTAAAAAAGAGCTTGCGGTATTTACCGAGCGTAAGCCACACGCGGTGCCGCACACTGGTTATAGCATAATCCTCTTGGTGGCATACAGCCGTAGAAGCAATCGCTAATTGGCTAAAATCAATAAGGAGCATTATTTGGCCGCCAAGATAACTGTCGTGTTGTTTATCCGTCCATTCACAGCCAAGTCTTTTGTCGTTAGCGTTGAGGTGACTGCATGGAGAGAGCGAATGCCAACCCCACCCTCTAAACTAGCAAAAAAGTTTTTAGGATTTCGTAATTTTCGTTGGCACGATTCTTTAGCAAATCCCTTGATTGTCGTACCTTTAATCGTCATAACTTGGTTATCCTGGGTATAATAAGTAGCAAGCATCCTAGTCTTGGTGTTATAGGTCCACACCTCCTCACATTCCAACAATTTTTTAGGATCAATAGACTTCAAACTAAGGTCTTTATGTTCAGGTAAGTATTTCAGGTGCTTGAGTGCCACTTGGGGATTTCGTTTCCGCGGTTTCCGCTGAGTTTTATTGGCTGCAAACCATTGGGTGGCACCATCGACAATATTTTGCATAAAGGCCGTATAATTTTCTAATTGCTTTTTAGAAAAGGTGCTATAGCCTTCCCGAAGGACTTTATCATGTTTTACTGCCTTTAATTCATCAAGGACCGGCTGGTATATACCCGCAATATGCTTTGCATAGACAGGTTTTATATTATGTTCTTGTAACCATGCCAGCATATCAAAGACATCTTTGCATCCACCTAAAATAAACGCATCGACCCTTCCATCTAAATCAGCGACATAAGTTTTGGCTTGTACTTCTACACGGTCCTGGATAGTCGGTGGTGGAATTGCTGTTGTTTCTTGGGCAGCTTTCTTTTGGGCTGCATTCCTTTCTTTAGCCATGTGGACTAACGCCGTTAACGTATCCAAAAACCATGTATTGGATTTTTTATCAGGGGTATATCCTAAAAGGAGCATCCGGCACATTGCGGCTAAAGTTTGGTTGAATTCAGAATCTTTTATAGCGGTCAAATCAACCTTGTTGTCTTGGCCAATAGATTTAAAATACGCTAACAATGCTTTCCGCCTATCTTTCAAGTCCAAGGTAGCATTATAATAATTAAATGCCGAAAGAATTTTGTTACGGTATTCTTCTGCTCCTAAGAGTTGGTCAGCGCTACTCCACGTAGGTTCTGCGCCATGAAACCCCGTATAAGCTACAGCCACCTTTTCGCGGTCCGCTGCTTTCTTCCTAAGGATGTCGCTATGTGTTTTTGCTTTGTGCATAATGGCGGTTAACGATAGACTCCAATAAGTAGGTCCATTGCCGGGCCCGTCCAGTCCAATTATAAACTGAATCCATATACGCCTTTTGAATTTTTAGGCGCTCTTTAACAGATGAGGAATCAGTAAGGTAGGTATGAATTACGCCACCTAAGACGTTGACAAAACGGTTCGCGTGGATGTTAATATCTTCATCAAACTGGTACAGCGCAGCAAAATTTGCAGTCGTTTCTGGTAAAGCCGCATAATTCGGGCATACCACTTCACATTCTGCGGACATAGCTTCAATAGCCGCAATGCACGATGTTTCAGGCCAGATAGATGGATAAGCAAAAATGTGGGCTTGTTGTAACGCAGCACGGATTACATGGTTAGGCTGGAATCCATGGTATGTGATATGTGGGTGGCGCCGGCATAATTCAAAAAGTTCATGGTACTGTTTGTCACGTTCAGGCCAACCATATATGCTGAAAGAAGAATACACATCCAAATGGACTGCGGATCCGTATTCTTTTGCTAAGACTTCAAAACAGGGTACAAGTATTTCAAGGCCGCGGTGGGGTGTTGTGTGGTAAATGAGTCTGATAGGACTTGCTGGCTTTTGGTGTAATGGTATTGGCTCGATGGCATTTTGGAGTACCACACCAGCGCCCAGAGGTACTCCTAACCCTAAATTATAGGTATGCATCTGGTAATGTGAAACAAAAACCAGTTGTGCAAACTTAGCACGTTCGGCAGGATTAGCTAAATGGGCTGCTTCAGGATCGTTCCAAAGATCATGCAACCAAAGGATATTCGGCTTGACTGGATCAAGGTGCCGTACCCGGCTACAAATAATGTTGACCTTCTCTAGTAACGCGGCATCAACACGTTCTTTCAAACCTTGAAGCATCAGTTCCGTGCCGCCTTGCGCTCCACGGAACGTTCCATCTGTTTCAGGACCCGTAATGTTTAAGATAGTCTGCCCCAGAATTCACCTCACTTGTAAAACCGCTTTATTGGTAATAGATTATAATATACCAAATTTGGATCGCTCTGTCAAGGGCTACGCTTGGCGGGTAAAATAGTTGGTGTGCATGGATTCCGGCGAGAAATACTCAGTAATCGTGGCTTTCACACAGTCGGGATCAAATTCCTTACAAGAAAACACATCAATATAAAACGTATTGTCGTGTTCAACAAAATGGGCAGTAAAACTTGATGTGGTAATAAGCTGGACGGCAGAATAACCCCTAAGGTTTAAATTTGATGTATCAAAGAATTGCACATGGCATGGACCCCAAGCGACCATACCAATACGTTCAATTAAATCAGCAACAAAAGCCCTGATAACGGATTCATTATGGATACCATTATTGGCACCTTTCCCATCTACCGTCATGTGGTAACCCCATTGTTCCTGGCACTCTCCCATTGCTATTGTCTTTCTCCTTTTTACCCCCAACGTATTCCGTTATTTATTCGGGAATACTTAAAAACGCAGCTTGGTTATTAGTATCGTAACACCATCCTGTCCATACCTCAAAGAAACTTTTTACAAGTGCATCAGAAAATGGATAAGCTGCGTAAATACACTCTCTTAAATTATTTAGCGTTGTTTGGTGGCAAACGTGATCATATTCTGCACGGCCCAAGCAAATAAGTGGTTTGCGGTGTAAAAGAGCTTCGAATCCGGTACCAGAATTCACCGTAACCACACATTTAGCTAAACGCAAACAATCTTGAATGTTCACCGCTTCGATCCATATGGCGCCAGAAAATTGTGCGGTAATCTGCTTGAGGGGCTCCATCGATCCCGGATTTACTGGATGCCCCTTCACAACAACGGGAATACCAAGACTATGGCCGGCTTCAAGCGTTTTCGTAAGGGCATCAGCTACCGATACCGTTGAGTGGAACCGGATAGTCTCATCATGCGGTAATTGGCACGGGTAAAATATAAATGGATCTTTTGGTAACAAAGAGAGGTTGGTCCCAAGTGGTGGTTGGTCAAATTTACTATCTCCGCGCAAAATCCATTGCTGTAATTGTTCAAAAGCCATTCCTGCACCTTCGGCTGGTACTACAGCAAAGGGATACGCCGATGAACCAGCTCCCCATCCTTGGGTGTCACAACTAAACAACCACGGAAATTGGGTTTGGGCATAATAATACGCTTCGGTGTGGGTTAACGGAAATTCGTGGGCTTCTTTATGTGGCACATAAACACGGTCCCACCCTTGCAAGCCATCCGTTTTAGCGGTAGCACACAAACTATCGACTTCATTTGCATTAAATTGCCAGAGGGGGCGTTCCCAGACTCGTATGTTATCGCCACGGCGTTGGTGTTCTTGTGCTAGACGGTGGATAAATGCACCCCAGGGTTTTCTAATTGGCGCAATGGGCCCTATTACACTAGGCACAATGCCATACTTGAACATACAATCAAGCCGTGGGGCAAGGATAAGGATATTTTTCATACCGTAGCAGCCCTATAAAGGTTATCGAATTCTTGCTTTTTTGCCAAATACTTAGTATTAGAATATTTTCTGTCACCTTTGCCAGTCCAAATAGCAGATCCTTCATTGAAGTCCCAATCAAGGTCAACATTTGTAAAATGATGTATATGATGAAGGGTGGGGCATGTATGCCCTCTGAGCTGCCACCAACGGGCTGCGGCGCATAATGCTACCTGATCCATAAACCACCGTTGTGGGCCACGCTCCATGGAAATAGTTGCATATTGTAAAAAATCAAAACCTTCCGGTGCGACATAAACCAATCCAGCCGCCACTTTAGTTCCTTCATTCTCCCATCCTACTGTACCTGGCAACGGATCCCTGAAAAACAATCCAACGGGAAGGGTTGGTTGCGTAATACGTTGGCAAATTATACTATCGACATCAAGGATAAACATTGGACGTTGGCGTTCTTTTAATAATGCCAATGCTGCATAAAACCTAGCGCAGGAATAGTATAACCGCGCTTCTCCCCTAGTGTAACTCAACTGTTCAACTGTAGTTCCTAAGGAATGGCGGCCCGCAGGATGGGGCTGTTTCTTCATCAAGTTAGTACTGGTAGCCACTAATTCGTGTATAAACCCATAGTCTTCCGTAGTTATTGAATTGGGGAAAATGATATGGAGGTGTACCGTATATCCACTCTGCATCGCTGACGTAACAAATGCAGGGCCATGGATCCTCGCATATCCAATATCACACGCAGCAAAAATAATTGGGCTATTGGCCGATAAAGTCATAGGCACCATAGGGTTCATACTCGCGGCCACATTGGGGTCCTTGAAACACACCTGCTGCTTCTGATTCTTTCGCTAACTTATCATGTAAGTACCAAAAATCAACGAGGTCCGGCCTCCGGTGTTGTCCAGGCGATCCACGGTACCAAAGCGGCTTCCATGGTTGGGTTGCCATATTAGTATAATGTAATTGGTACATTTCTTCAGTAGCTAAATCACCAGAAGCACCTTCACCGTCAAGCACATTCCACCGTGCATCCATAGTTTGGACAACCGATGAATCCCCAGATAACATGCCGATCATCCTATTATGCATTTCTGGTATAGCACGGAGGCGTTCAAATGGGGGTAAAATATACTCAGCGGCCGAGCAATCAATCATCATCACACAAAATTCATGCCCTCCGAACCTATGGCCTGTCCTGGCCATAAATGGTTTCCCGTCCATAGGGGTATTCCAAAGGGCTGCAATATCACGCAGGTTAATCATATCTACATCAGTATAGATGGCCCTTCCTTTAAAGCCACATACAGCAGGAATGCCCCATCGGAATCCAGAGAATGGTGTTGGCCAAAGCTGCGTTTCCCATCCCGCCCACGGTGAGGACATATCATGCGTCTGCCGCATCCAATTAACTTCAAGGTGCAATCCATCTACTTGGAATCCAACTGCGCGGTTTGTAATAAGGGTATGGAGGTAAATGCGCTCCATATCAGTATCCTCACCATTAGCTGAGGAACCAATAAAAATTCTAATCGTGTTATTTTCCATAGGAATATCTCTCAAAAAACATCCCATTCATTTTCATAAATCCTTTAGCCATTGTACTCACTCCTTTGATGGCCACTGTAGTTGCTTCGTCATACCTCCATCCATGGGCAGCCAACACACCTTTCCAATACTCTTGTGTGCGGCAGTTGACATGATGGTGGCCAGCCCAACCAGGAGGAGCAGCAGTAATGACAGCCCAGTTAGCCGTTTCAAAAGCCGCAAACACATTAGGAAGATATTGTTCTTCTACATGCTCTAAAAATTCTACACACCAAATAAGGTCTGCTTGGTAGTGGAATGGCCCTTGTGTAAAATCATGGATAAATACAGTCTCCGTATGGTTAATAGAAAAATCTCCATCTACACCAACCGCGCTTTTCTTACAGGTCCTAAAATAGTGGAGCATGCCACCAGGACCACATCCTATATCAAGAACCATCGAAAACGGAATATGAGCCACTAACCAATCAGCAACACCCGTGTCTATATTTGTGCGGTTAAGGTGCCCGCCGAGGTGATTGGGCAATTCGTTCATGGTGGAAGTATAATAGATTTATGCTGTATTGGCAAGCTGACGTTGCCCAATAATATGGGCCGGCGGACGGCGCCATTTTCCGATAGCATCATTAAGGTAATCGTCTTTTTCGAGAACATTAAGCCGGAATTGTAAAGAGACTTCAGCATAATTCGTATCACCCCGTGTAGCATGGACAGAAATAATTTCAAATGTAAACTGGTCTAAACCAAGGTGTCCTATTTCTTCTTGTAAAAGACTAGACGATGACATATAAGACTGCCAATCAGACTGGGACCTGACACGCCGCCCTTTACCTTTTTTCTTCCGGATTTGCCAAAAATATTTACGGCCCACATATTGCTTACCTGTAGATTTATTAGTGATAAGGTAAACAAATCCTTCTGCTTTGCCAACATGTTCAGGCAGAAACAGTTGCCCGCGGAATGTCCAAGGCACAACCGCCTTAGCCACTAACGCCATACTCAGTGCCTGCTCGGTTCCTACTCAATTCCGCCATTTAGTTCAATCAAATCCGGCCCAGATTCGTCAATGTTCTGCCCATCAAGGAATTCCCCACAAAACGGGCAGAAGGACGACGGATCATCACTATTAAATGCAACCACGTATTCCATTCCGCAATGTTCACATATGGGTTCTTCTATAGTGTCAAACCTTTCTGCAAGGACATTAATATATTCTTCTTCATGCGCCATTGGGTCCTCCCTTATCAAAATATGTAGCTAACATGGGAATTTCCTTTACACTTCACAATTACCACTGCTACACGCTAAAATTTGAGACCCCGTGGTCATATCACTTTTCTCTACATCTGCCAACTGATTCCAATTGGCATCTTTTGGCATTTTGGCCAAGAAAGCCTTATATTCAGCTTCCGTACATTCCTGATAAGGTGCTTGCCGGTAACTATGTTCACTGTGGGGTAAGAAGGATACGCCGGACATTTTATCAAAATGCCGGTAAACCCAAGCTCCCACATCCATCCATTCATGTTCTTTAACAGTGATTGTAACAGATGGCTTATGTTCACACCAATAGTCTTGAAACTGTTCCCAATATTCTAACTGTTGGACCGCTGTAAGATGTTCCCGGATAACAGCATCCTTTGGCGCTTGGATTGGAAATGAAAAAATGCCGACGTGTGATGGCTTCGTAAGGTCCTCCTCGTGTGGAAATCCTTGGGCCACCATAATGTTATAAAGGGGATCTTTTTTGTCCATCCGTACACTACGGATATAATATCCACTATACCGCGGGTGGATCCCACTCGATGCATCGACCAACTGGCTTACCGTTCCGCTTGGCTTATTGCACGTAATGGCTACACTAGGTGAAATTTTCAGTTTTTTAGCCCATTCTTTATTTGTTTCGATAGCCACTTCTTTAAGGTCTGCGAGGCGCTTAGCCGTCGCCGTATCTATGCCATTAAGGAGCGGGCAATCCATCGTGCCCGTAAGCGAAACACCCAAGAGGCGCTCCTCCTCACAATTTTGTTTCCATTTTGGTGTCACATATTTGAAGTTTATTAACGTGGACTGCCATGTACCGAGGATCGAGGCCCAACGGACTTTTTTCCGCAATTTATCCATCGTATCAGTTGTCCTTGCTACAGCTTCCGTGAGGTTGCAAAATTCCCTATCACGTAAAATAATTTCAGAACAGGGATTGATTCCAAATTCATATTCTGGATTTCTCCGGCCTGCTTTCGTGATTTGCTGGATCGTAGCCGCACGGTTAAATATCCCACGCTCTCCAGACTTGCTTTCGTACAGCGCCTTCCACTCATTCATAAAAATATCCATGCCTGGTTTGACTTGGTAACATGCTGAATTATTAGCTAAAGCACGTTCGGGATGTTCAATCCACCATTGCCCAGCTTTCGCATGGCGTAAATGGTCATCAAACACATTCGAAAGGGAAAGGAGCGCAGCGCGGCGGACTCCGCCCACGAGGACTACTTCACCAGTCTTACATGCTAAGTCATGGACTTCAATGGGCATTAATTTTCTTCCTGCTGCACCTTTGAATATAGCTTCTGCAAACTTAAACAATTCATTAAGCGGTTCTGGTCCAGACGCACGGCCTCCAAAGGTCTTGAGGGCAGCACCAGCTGGCCGGAGTTTACTCAAATCCCACTTTGGAATGAGTCCTTGGTACAGCAAGCCAATGAGTTCTTTATATCCTTTTGCCCAACCTAATTTAGAATCTGCGACTTGGATAGTCGTATCAGTTGAATGGAATTCCTCAGCAATGGTGGGCATCTGGACGACAAAATCACGTTCAACCGAAAATCCACAACCAGTTCCATTCATCAAAACATAAAGGAGTTCGTCAAATGCTTGGGGACGGTTAAATGCCATATAGGCGCAGTTATATCCAGCAATATTTTCCCGGTGTAACGCTTCTCCAGCAGTCATCAAACACCGCATAGACGGCATAACCTTTAACCCGAGGACAGCATTGTAAAGTTCTTCACGGTCATCGGCTTCTAGTTTATATTTGCACATTTCACCGAGGTGTTCCTCAAAAAATGTAAAATACCGCGTAACAGTTTCTGGCCACGTTTCGCGGCGTCCCTGTTCCCAAAGGAATCGGCTATACCGTGAAAGGTAAATGAAATGTTGGTAAGAGGTCGGAAAACTAAATGCAGGAGTTGGCATAGTAGTCCTTAAAGGATAGCTTGATGTTAAGGGGTTCTGTTCAAATACCGGTATGTCGTGGGTACTTTTATTTCATGTTCAGTAGAATAAAAACCAGGAGAATAATTACACCGCCGCCACAATGAAAATTTAGTTTTGAGTGCTAGGCCCGAATATGTGCAGGCGCTTATGAGTTCG